CCATAGCCCTTGTGAGACAAAAAAGAACTCTAAGTGAATATCGGCATGACACGGAAAAAGTTTCCGAGTATGTTCTCGGAACGTGAATCATCTACTTCCTACGACCTATTTTTTCTTTCCCCTGCCGGGGCAGGGATGACTTGTTATAATAATGATCGGAGAGTTTATTGAGAGATTTCCATGCCAAAGTCGGAAACATATCCTCCTCGATGGCCAAAGGGAACTTCAGTGAATCGACGAGTGAGTGGTAGGTAGTCTTGTTCTTCAGTGAAGCATTCGCGGATTGTGTAGTTCGAAGTGATAATGACTTTCTTAGGTCTAATCATCATGGCCCCACCTTTCACCTCTGCGTTGAAAGCATAATGATCAACCCACACCTTTAGGTGATGAGCCAGTACAGAGTGGGAGGGAGACCATTCATCGATGATGACAACATCTTGGCCTTGATATCCGTCCCACCATTTGTTGGCGTTTTTGATGTACGCACCTGGGTTATCCAGGCGTGCTTTTCGGGACTTGCCCGTACCGGATGGTCCATAGAACCACCATCCTTCAAAGTAATCCAGNTCGGGGGGCGCGACCATGTAGTCCTTTTGGATCTTTTTCAAAGTACTGTAGTATTTCAGGCGCAGTGTTTCGTGAATCTCCTCAATGCGGCCTTCTTTTGCCAGGTTCCATGCTTCGCGATAAACCTTGGTCCCGGCTTCGCCTTTCTCTTTCTGAGTGCATGGGGGAGTGCCCCATTCTTCGACGTTGCCGTCTTTAATACAATAGTCACGAGCCTGCTCATGAGAACCTTTACGTGTTTCAAGGTGCGCACGCGGTAGCTTCTTCTTCAAAGAACTCAGGGTACGCTGTGACTTGAAGTATAGGTAGCCTTGTAAGTGGTGTGTTCCTTCTTCACCGGTTTCCCGGCCATAGACACCATACGAGGCACCGCACTCTGAGAGGCGCGAGATATCGTCTGACGTAGGGTTGTTGAGTGTAAACACCCACGCACGAGATCGTTGTGACGTCATTCTGACAAATAACTAAATGACTCACTAGGGCTATAGGTAATACTG